GGTTCATGGGCGAGCGCTCCTTCGACAGGGTGGGATCACGATCAGCGCCGAGCTCGTCGCGGCGCTGGTCGTGGTTTTCTGGCGTCCATGCTGGGCCCCGCCCGACGGCCGCCTCGAGGCTCGAGACGATGCGGCGGGCGAGGCAGCTCGTCGCCACCAATGCCCACGCCGCCGCCGCCGTTGACGCCTGGGCTTTCGCGCTCGTCGGCGCCGGCCTCAAGCCGCAGTCGCAGCACCAGGACCGCGGGGCGCGCGAGGCGCTCAACGTCTCGTTTGAGGCGTGGACGGACCAGGCCGACGTCGAGCAGCGCACCGACTTCTACGGCCTTCAGCTCGCCGTCGCCGCGCTCGTCGTCCGCGATGGCGAGTGCTTCATCCGCCTCCACCTCGGCGACGAGGGGCTCGAGCTCCACGTCGTCGAGAGCGACATGATCGACGAGTCGATCACGCGGCAGGAGGGCGACGTCGTCATCTTGCAGGGTATCGAGCTCGACCGCTACGGCCGCCGGATCGCCTACCACGTCCGACGCCAGGCGCCGGACCTCACCCTCGCGCCGGTCCTCGAGACGGTCCGCGTCCCCGCGTCGGAGATGCTCCACATCTTCCGCGGGGTCCCCGGGCAGGTCCGCGGCGCGTCGTGGTTCGGGCCGGTCCTTCAGCGGATGGCTGACTACGACGGCGCCGTCGATGCGCAACTAGTGCGCCAGAAGATCGCTGCTTTGATGACGGGCTTCGTCACGTCGGCGGACGCCTCCGGCGCGCCGATGGTGGACGGTTCCCCGGTGGACGGCATCGGTGATGCCTCCCTCGAGCCGGGCGAGATGCGCGTCCTCTTGCCGGGGCAGGATGTTCGTTTCAGCGACCCCGCCCGCGTCGGCGCGGAGGTGATCGACTTCCTCAAGGTCACCCGCCGTGAGATCGCCGCAGGACTCGGGCTTCCCGCACATCTTCTCGACGGTGATCTTTCCGACGCGAACTATTCGTCGCTCCGGGCGGGGCTTCTACCCTTCCGCCGCAAGGCGGAGGCGCTCCAGTACGGGATGATCGTCCACCAGTTCCTCCGTCCCGTCTGGGCGCGGTGGGTCGAGGTGGAGGCCATGATGGGCCGCCTGCCTATCGATGCTCTCACCTCGCCCGCCTTCCGCGCGGTGAAGTGGATCACGCCGAGGATGGAGCACGTCGACCCGGCCAAGGACACTGCCGCCGAGCTCGCCGCCATCAGCGCCGGGTTGTCGTCCCGCCGCGAGGCCGTCGCCGGACGAGGATGGGACATCGAGTCCCTCGACGCGGAGATCGCCGCGGACCGGGAGCGCGAGCGCGGTCTCGGGCTCGACTTCAGCGGGCAGGCCAGTACGAGGAACAAATCGTGAACGATCTCCTCATCCGTCGCGCCGCGCTGGCGGCATCGTCCTGGGACCCGGAGGCCCGGACCGCGACCGCCGTCCTGTCCACCGGGGCCGGGGTGCAGCGGATGGACCGCGCCGGCGAGTACGAGGAGCGCCTCGCCCTCGAGGGGCAGGTGTGGCCGCCCTCCGTCCCGTTGCTCGACTCGCACCGCCACCACGGGCTCGAGGCGCGGCTCGGCTCCGTCACGGACATCAGGGCCGAGGGCGGCGAGTTGCGCGGCGTCGTCCGCCTCTCCCGGGCATCGCCCGCGGCTGATCGCGTCGCCGCCGACCTCGCCGACGGACACGGCTTCTCCCTCTCCGTCGGCTACCGCGTCGACGCCTGGCGCCAGACCACGGAGGAGGGCCGCCGAGTGCGGACCGCGTTCCGCTGGCACCTCCTCGAGACTTCCATCGTCCACATCCCGGCCGACCCGGCCGCAGGAATCAGGAGCGACACCATGATTGACGACCACGACGCCGGCTCGACGGCGACGGAGGGCGGCGCCGGGGACGTCACGACCCGCGCCGCGCAGAACGCGCAGATCCGCGCAATCGGCGAGATCGCCGGCCTCGACCGTGCATGGGCCGATTCGCAGATCGATGCCGAGGCCACGGTGGAGGCCGCAAGGGCCGCAGCCTTCGACGCGATGCGAGCCCGCCAGGCCGACCCGATTCGCACGACCCGCGCCACCGTCGGCACCGACTTCACGGACCCGGAGGTGCGCGCCCGCACTATCGGCGAGGCGCTCTACACCCGCGTGACCCCGGGGCACACCCCGGCTGAGGCGGCGCGCCAGTACGCTGGACACACCATCCTGGACATCGCGCGCGACTGTCTGCGGCACGCGAGCGTCTCAACGACGAGCCTCGCGCCGATGAAGGTGATCGAGCGGGCGCTCCACTCGACGAGCGACTTCCCGCTCATCCTGGGCGACACCGTCGGCCGGACCCTCCGCGCCTCCTACCAGGCCGCGCCGAGCGGGCTGAAGGCGGTCGGCCGCCGGACCACCGCGCGGGACTTTCGCGCGAAGCATCGGCTCCAGCTCTCCGAGGCGCCGCGCCTCGAGTCGGTGGGCGAGGGCGGCGAGTTCCGTCACGGCTCGCTCGTCGATGCGTCGGAGACCTACCGCGTCGCGACGTTCGGAAAGATTATCTCGATTTCAAGACAGGCGCTCATCAACGACGACGTCGGCGCCTTCTCCGACATCGCCCGTCGCATGGGGCAGGCGGCTCTTGCCACCGAGGCGGCGCTCCTCGTGGATCTCCTCGAGGCCAACTCCGGCGCGGGGCCGACCATGGCGGACGACAAGGCGCTGTTCCACGCGGACCACGGCAACCTTGAGCCAGCCGGCGCAGGCCGCGCCGAGCCGGGCATCATCAACCTCGCCGCCGCACGGCTCGCGATGCGCAAGCAAGTCGGCCTCTCCGGCGAACTCATCGCCATCACCCCGAAGTATCTGATCGTCCCGGCCGAGCTTGAGATCATGGGAGAGGATCTTCTCGCGCCGATCTTCGCGACGAAGACCGAGGACCTCAACCTCTTCGCTCGGACGCTTCAGCTCGTCGTCGAGCCGCGCTTTTCTTCGGCTGCCCGCTGGTATCTGGCGGCCACGCCGGGCGAGGTCGACGGTCTCGAGTATGCTTACTTGGAGGGCGAGGAGGGGCCGCAGATCGAGACTCGTGCGGGCTTCGAGGTCGATGGTGTCCAGGTGAAGGTGCGCCTCGACTTCGGGTGCGGCTTTGTCGACCACCGCGGGTGGTTCCAGAACCCGGGGTCCTAGGCCGATGCCGACTGTCGCCGAACTTCACCAACAGCTCGAGGCCCTGCAGAAGATCCGGTCCTCAGGCGAGAAGATGGTCCGCTTCGGAGAGCGCGAGATTACCTTCCGCTCCGACGACGAGCTTGCCTCCGCGATCGCCGACCTCGAGCGCCAACTTGCCACCACCGCCGGACAGCAGGTTCGCAAGGTCCGCTTCCATACCTTCAGGGGAACGTGAAATGAAGAACTACGTGCAGCGCGGCGAGACCGTCCGCGTCACCGCCCCGGCCGGGGGTGTCAACTCCGGCGAGCTCGTCGTGATCGGCGCCCTTACCGGGGTGGCCGTGACCGATGCCGACGCCGGGCAGCCGGTCGAGATGACCACGATCGGCGTGTTCGACCTTCCGAAGACGGCGCCCTCCATCCCGGCCGGGTCCGTCGTCTACGTCAATGACGGCGCGGCCCCGGGTGCGGACGTGATGGCGGCCGACGACGTCGCGCTCCTCAGCTCGCCGGTGCCGATCGCCATCGGTGTCGCGGTGGAGACCGCCGCCGAGAACGCGCCCACGGTCCGCGTCCTCATCCGGTGATCTCGATTGAGATCCGCGGCCTCGCGGAGGTCCGGCATCGCCTTCGAGCGGACCGGTTCCGCGGGGCCGTGCGCCGAGCGCTCAGCCGCGCCGGCGACGCCTCGACCACCGAGGCGAAGCGGGCGGTTGCGGGACAGCTCGGCTTGCCCCAGGCGCAGGTGGCGGAGCGGCTCCGGGGGCGGATGGCGGGCGGGCTCACGTATGAGATCGCGGCATCCGACCAGCACTTCCCGCTCTCCGCCTTCGGCGCGAGGCAGACCCGCAAGGGCGTCTCGGCAGCACCCTGGGGCACGCGCCGCGTCTTCCCAGGGACTTTCTTCGCCTACGGGCGCTCGGGTGTCTTCCGCCGCGAGGGGACGGCGCGCGGACCGCTCGAGGCGCTCTACGGGGGCAGCGTCTTCCGGGAGATGGAGCGCGACGACGTGCCCGGCCGCGTCCGCGACGTCGCGATTGAAACGATGAGGCGGCGCATCGCGCACGAGCTCGGGAGGCTCTCTGCATGAGCACGGACATTTCCGTCATCATCCGGGCGGTCGACCGCTTCTCCGGCCCCATGCGCGGCCTCGACCGCTCCATGCAGCGCCTCGCCGCGTCGCAGCGCAGGATGCAGGCGACGATGTCCGCGGGCATCGGCGGCATCGTGGCGTTCTCCTCCTTCCGCACCGCGCTCGACAAGACCGTCGGCTCCGCGATGCGGTTCGAGTCGGCCATGGCCGACGTGAAGAAGGTCATCGATGCGACCCCGGAAGCGTTCGGGGAGCTCTCCGACGGCATCCTCGCGATGTCGAAGAGGATCCCCGTCGCGGTCGACGGCCTGGCATCGATCACGGCAGCCGCAGGCCAGGCCGGCATCGCGACACAGGATCTCCTCGGCTTCACCGAGGAGGTGGCGAAGTCGAGCTTTGCCCTCGGCATCGCGGCCGATCAGACAGGCGACGTGTTCGCCAAGCTCGGCAACGTCTTCCAGCTCGACCTCGACGGTATCCGCGATCTCGCGGACGGCGCCAACCACCTCTCCAACAACTTCGCCGCCAGCGGCGAGGAAATCCTCGACTTCACCAACCGCGCCGCCGGTGCGGCCCGCGCGCTCAACCTGAGCGTTGCCGAGCTACAGGCGTCAGGCGCTGCCATGGTCGCCTCCGGCATTGTGCCAGAGACCGCGGCGCGCGGCCTGAACGCGATGGCGACCCGCCTCGCGGTCGGCGGCCCGAAAATCGACCGTGCGTTCAAGCGGATGGGCTGGTCGTTCGGAGAGTGGCGCAAGCTTCGGGACAAGAGCGGCCCCGAGGCAATGACCGAGATGTTCCAGGCCATCGCCAAGCTCGACAAGGACGAGGCCGCTGCCCTCCTGAAGGACCTCGTCGGGCAGGACTTTTCCGACGACTTCAGCAAGCTCATCACGAACCCCGACCTCCTCGCCGAGGCGTTCTCCGAGATGGCGAACGAGGCGGACCGGGCCGGATCGGTCCAGCGCGAGTTCGAGGTGAGATCCTCGACGACCGCGAACGCGCTCGAGCTCCTCCGCAACAATCTCGCCGCCATCGGCAACGAGATCGGGTCCCGCTTCCTTCCCGGTATCGCGCGCCTCTCGACGAGGATGACGGAGTTCCTCCGCGGCCTCGACACAGGGGCGGGCCTCGACGACTTCGCCGAGAACATGCAGGCCGTCGGCGACGCGGTCCGCGGCCTCGCCGGCGGCAACCTCTCCTCGCTTCGGGACCTCGGCGCCGCTCTCGAGAGCCTCGTCGCCCCGTTGGGCGAGATGGGCTCCGCCGCGGTGGGACTCGGCATCGCCGCGTTGTGGGCGGCGGGACGCGGGCTCGTCGGCCTCGGCATCGCTGTGGCGATGTCCCCGATCGTCCGGATCGGGGCCATGGCGACGGCCATCGGCGAGCTGGCCAAGGCGCTGAAAGACGCGAAGGACCTCGGGGACGTCGCCGAGCACTTCCGCGGCATGTCCACGGGCATGCAGGCGCTCACCGCCTTCGGCGCCGCCCTCGTTGGCGGGAAGATGCTCCGGAGCCTCGGCGGGGTCGCGTCCGCCGTCGGGGCCTTTGCGGGCCGGAAGTTTCTGATGGGCGCCGCGATCCTCGGCGGCTTGATGGCGCTGACCTCGGGCGCGAGCGCCGGCGATGTCGGCGCTACTATCGGCCAAGCTACCGGCATCGATCCCAAGATCATCACCGACGGGGCCGCCGCGGCGAAGGGCATGTTCTCGGGTCTCAGCGGGCCTGTTCTGGGCGCGTTGGTCGGAGCGGGAGGGATCGCGGCTGCCCTGACTGGCGGCTGGTTGACTGGCAGGGCGCGGCGCCGCCGGCAGAGCGCCGACAACGAGCGGCTCATCCGCCGCGGTGCCGCCGTCGAGCGCGAAGCCGAAGAGAGAGCGGCGCGAATCCGCCAGGTGAACCGCGGCGCCCGCGTCGAAGATCTGATGAACGAGCGCGGCCTCTCGGAGAGGGAGGCCATCCGGATCGCCGCCGCCGAGAGCGCGGCTGCGCAAGACGACGTCCGCCGGCGCACCGGTGAGGCCGTTGGCATCCGGCAAAATCGCGACGGCACGATCACCGACACCCGGCGCGAGGAGGCCGCCCGCGAGGCCCGGCGCGAGGCCCGCATTGAGGCGGACGCCGAGCTCGAGCGCCAGCGTCGCATCGACGAGGCGCGCGCGAGGGCAGCCGCCTACGAGGCGCCGAACCGAGCAGAGCCGGGCCGTCAGGGCTTCAGGCCCTACACGCCCGAGGAGCAGGCCGCGGCGGATCAAGTGAGGCGCGACCGCGAGTTTTTGCGCTCGCAGGGTATTGATCCGCGAGGGCGGGCCCCCACACCGTCTGCACCGTCGCCTGCACGTCCCGGAAGAGTTCCGGGTCTACGACCGGGCCTCGGAGCGGCTATCGCCGGCATCGCGGCAGGCGTCGGCGCGACAGCCGCGAGCACCGGCTCGGCGCAGGGGTCGACCGGTGACCGGCCCCAGGGCGGTCTGGCAGAGCTCATCTACAGCTTCACGGAAATCGCGAGGATGATCCGCGGCCGCATCGCGGAGGACCCCGAGGGCTTCGCCAGGCGCGCGCAGCTCCTCAGCCCGGCGGCCATGATCGGCGAGCGCATCGGCTCCTCGATCCGGAGCGAGAGCGGCGGCGTCGGCGGCGAGAGCCTCCCCGACCTCGAGCGCATCGTGGAGCTCTATCGCGAGCTCGGCCGGCTTCAGGCGATGCCGGGCTCGCGGCCAATCGGGAAGGAGATTCGCGAGATCACGACGGAGCTCGCCGGCCTCACCGCGGACATGCCGGAGATCGCGGCGCTCGGCGAGACGCTGGCGGCATCGATCCGCCAGGGCGGCGCGCAGGCCCAGGTGGAGGCTGCCGCCATCGAGGCCAAGCTCAGGACGACGTTCGCGAGCATCGCCTCGACGGCCGCCTCGAGCGGGGCCCAGATCGGACCGCAGCTCGCCGCCGGCATCCGAGCCGGCATCCCCGCCGTCGCCGCGGCAGCGAACGAGATGGCGGCCACGGTCGCGAACCGGCTGCCGCAGTCCCCGGTGAAGGAGGGCCCCCTCGTCGGACTGCCGGAGATGGGGCGCAAGATCGTCTCCATGCTGGCGTCGGGGATGGACACGGCACTCGCGGCAGGTGCGGCCGATCGGGTGGCCGGAGCCATCGCTGGAGGGCTTCAGCCCGGAGCCGGCCGGGTCGGGGTGGCGGCGGCTGGTGTCGGTGCCGGTGGCATCACCATCCACATGGGCGGCGTCCAGATCCACGGGGCCGGTACCGGGCGGGATGCCGCAGAGGAGTTCGCCCGCGAGCTCGAGGGCGCCCTTCAGTCCGCGCTCTCTGACATCGGGATCGGTCGATGATGACAATGCCGGAGGACTTCGCGGTCATGTGCGATCGCTGGCTTGAGGGCGTCGTCCGCTATGTCCGCCTCCGGGAGGGGGACCCCGACGCCCTCGTGCGCGAGCTGCACCCCGGCCATCCGCCGGAGGTCTATCGCCTCGTGATCCTGGTTGCCTCGGAGGTGGCCCGCGCGGACGGCCTCTTCATCGCCGCGCGGGAGCGGGGCACGCTGCCGCCGGCATGGCGCCCCGATGAATAGGTCCTCGCTCGCCGTCGTCGCCGACCACCTCGTCGAGCTCCGGCTCGGAGACGACGTCGGTGCGGTCCGGGAGCTACTCGGCGTTCTGGACCGTCACATGCTGGCGCGCCTCGCCGAGCTCGTCGAGGCGGTCCTCGCCGGCGAGGCGACCCGCACCGGCCACGAGGAGATCCTCGGCATCCTCGAGCTCGCCGAGCGGGTGCCGGCATGAGGGCGGGGACCGATCGCTTCGAGGTAATTTGCCCGTGCTGCAACGAGCCGGCGATGATGATCGTCGAGGGCGAACAGGTCGACGGGCTTCCCGCGAGCAAGTCAGGACGAGCCCTGAGGATCATGCTCGAGCGCGGCGCCCGCGGCGTCTCGAGCGACGAGCTGGTCGATCTCCTCTGGCGGGGCGAACCATCAGGCCCGCCACGGCACGCGCGCAAGGTCGTCCATACGACGGTCTACTACGTCCGGCGGATGGCGCCGCGGTACGGGATCCAGGTCAGGACCGACGACGGCTACCCTCGCCGGTACTTTGCTTCCCGGGAGGGCACCGGCTGAAAAGACCGGTGACCTCTGGCGGGGGCAGGCCCACGACCGAGAATTCGACCATGTGCATTTTCAGGGGCTTGGGTGATCCGGGCTCGACCATCCCCTTAAGGCGCCGGCTGAAAAGACCGGTGACCTAAACGAAAGACCGGTGACCCACGCCCGCGGCAACGGTCACCCCTGAGCTCGAGGCCGCGATCAGTCGCCTCGTTGCAGGCGACATCTACGAGCACCTCAAAGGATGACCTTCAGGGATACGATCGTCAGAGTGTCACCAAGGACCTTGTAGACGACCAGAAGGCGCGGCGAGTTCGTGACGGGGTCGTTCTCCTGAAGCAGACGGCCCCCGCGGATGCGCGAGGTTTCCCGACCGACACGATGGCCAGCGACCCGAAGGCGCTCCTTCACGTCCGCGAAGGCGCGCGGGAGCCAAGGGGCAGCGTCCGTCAGAGTGGAGACCTGTTCAACCACCTCCGGTCGAACGATGAGCCTGAAGCCTTCAGGCGGTTTGGCGATGCGCATCCCGCTCCAGTTCGGCTTCCGCCCATGCGATGGCGTCGTCGTCCGGCTCGCCTTCGACCACCGCAGCCGCCCCGACGCTCATCCAGCTCCCGTCTGGCGTCTCCTCCCACAGGACATCGTGACTGCGGTCGCTGACGCCGGCGGCCGACATGCGCTTCACACGCGCGACGATCCTGTCGACGAGGGCGATCTCCTCAGCCGAGAACGCCGAGAGGTCCGGGTCGGTGAGGCTGAAGAACTCATGGCGCGCGCCGGCAGGTGTGGGGTTGTGCCTCTGGACGATCCGCCCGGTCCGCTCGAGCTCCGCAAGCGCCGGATAGAAGTCGGCGTGCAGAGGGCCTCGCGGCTTCCGTCGGTAGGCGGTCGCCCCGGTGAGCGTCCTTCCGGTCCGCCGATAGTGCGCGACATCCGCGAACCACAGGATCTTCGCGAGCTTCGTCTTTCCCAGTTCCTCGGGCTCGCACAGCGTGACGATGTGGTGAACGAGAGCGGGCAACCGCTCACTGCCTCCGCCCATGGTGTCCATCGTCCCCTCCGCCTCGCATGGTTTTCCACAGCCTGTGAACCGGTAACATGGGGCCCGGGTTCTCGTTAAGCGATTCCTCTCCAACGAGGTACTGCCGCGCCAGCCTTCGGACAGGTCGGCGGCGGGCCGCTCGCCGCGGCGGACATGACGTCTTCTGACACCCATGGTGACACCCAGCCCGTTCCGGAGAAGGCTTGAGGCGGCACGAACGAGGTCTAAACCGTTGATTTCGTTGGTGCGCCCGGTGGGACTCGAACCCACGACCTGCCGATTAAAAGTCGGATGCTCTACCGGCTGAGCTACAGGCGCCTCTTGGGGGACGTAGCCCGGTGGGGCGGGGGGTGCAAGGCAGAAGGGTGCGGCCTCGCGCAGCTCGGCCGGCGGGGGCGGGACGGGATCGGCGGGACGCCTGGGGGCGACCTCTATGAATAGTATGTGGGTCGTCCCCACGCGTCCCGCATCCGGTCTTTCGTCGGGCGGGCGTCCTGTCCGGACGTGGCGGGCGGCTTTCGGGGCCGTTCCGCTGACTGCGCCGGAGACCTCGGCTGTGGGGTTTCCCCCTTCCTTGGCTCGCGCTCCCGTGCCGCTTCGCACGGTTGACGAGCGCGTCTGAAGCCTCTCGGGTGCAGCGCGAGGCCGCACGGGCAGTCCCGCCCGGCCGGCCGGGCCTCCGCGTGCGTTACCCGCGGGTTCCCGGCGCTTGGCGCCCTCGATCCTCGTGGCGATCGGTCCGGACCACGCCTCCCGTCGGATCGAGCGACGGGGGGAGGATGGCATGAGTGGGAGGGGGTGGGGATAACCCGCCACTTCTGCCGCTACACTCCGATTTGGCGGCACTCAGGGCTGTGCTCATAGATTGTCGCCTCAAAACGTTGCAGCGTCAGTTCTGCCACTTCGCTCGGGGGTTGTCTCACTCCACGCGCCGGGATGTAAGCCGTTCCGGTAGTCGACGGTCATTTCCCTGAACCGACACGATCTCGTATTCAGAAGCGTCGTCTAACCGCACATACTCGACGCCGTGATAACTTTCGCCAACGCTGGCAGTTGTTGGATAGATGAACCCAATCGTCGCGATAGAGGTGCCTTCGACGTCGAGCGTGCTGCCTGTATCACTAAGGGGAACGACAAAAAAATCGTTATTCATGTTTCCTTCCTCCAGCTGTCGAATGTTATTTTAGTCTCTGCGGCGCTTACGGGGATACCTTGAGGACCCTGAGCTTGGAGAAGCTGAACCTGCCCCTCTGTGACGCGTTTGATGCTTCCACCCTCGATGCTCTCGAGCAGCACCCGGACGCACGAAAAGCTTGCCTGGGGCTTGCCGGAGAGCTCCGTCATCGGGTCAAACGCATCCCTGAGTTGCATCTCGGCCGCAATATCCTCATACAAATCACTGATGATGCCGTATAGTTCCTCGGAGGGCTTTTCTGCATTCAGGCCGAGTTCCCGCGCCTCGCGTCGATTAATCGTTCTGTCATGGCTGCCGCTCTCCGAACACAGAAAGGCAACGATCCTCTTTCGAGAATCTTCTTCGACGGACTGATTCTCCAGCAAGCTTTGTGCCAGTGCGCGGATTTGATTCCGAGTCCTAAAAATCTGGCCAAGCACCAAAGGGTGAACATGGCTCGATAGATTAATCAGAATGCTCGAAAGCGAGGAGTTTTCTACCAGCCCTAGCTCGACTTTCGCTATGTCTATGTAGCCTTGGGCAGCTTCCACACTGACCGGCACCCGTTGCATCGGTTGTCCCGGCACAGCAGGGGAGAGCGGGCCGCTAAGACTGGGATCTATCGGGCCCAATGTCGCCTGTTTAGTCATGACGATTCGATTGGCGCCAAGGCACATCAGCGTTCCGGCACTGTGTGCTCTGACAGGAACGATCACCTCAAGATCGTCACAGAACATCCGCAGCAAGTTTATGATGCGCCAAGCAGCAGCCGTATCGCCACCAGCGGTGTGCAAGATGAGTGTTATTCGATTTCCAGGTCTTTTCCAAATCTCATCCAGATGATGCGCCAGAAAATCGAAGATGTCGTTCGAGATCTGCGACGCCATATTTTGCCGATCACTTGTCGCGTAGAGCACGACGCTGGACTCACGCTGCGCTTCGATCGCCACGAGGTGCGCCTTGCGAGACTGGAACGCCATAGGATTAATCTCTTAATCTGGACGCTTGGGCGTGGTTCATCCCAAGCCTGATCAGAAAGTGAATTATCGATTCGGTCGACGCGAGCGACAACTGTTTGTTGCCAGCTACCGGACAGTCAAATGCAACATCGCTTGGGAGCGACCTGGTTGCAACAGAAGCGGCGGGGACGCTGCTAGGAAGCGAAAAGCTGATGGAGCAACTGCTCCATCTCCCCCAACGGCACCATATTCGGCCCATCGCTCGGCGCCCGATCCGGGTCCTGGTGCGTCTCGATGAACACCCCCGCGCACCCCA